TTGAATGACATGTTCTTTCCACCTCTTTCAATTCTGGTAGGAAAGACATCTGACCAAAAGTTTCTAACTCGTACTAGTCTCTTCTCATTGTCCTCCCACTCAGCAATCTTATCCGATGCGTAGGTCTCGTCTAGTCCCCAAAGATTTTGCCTACCTACCACATCATATTCATGCCGTTTGGCAAATACTTTTTTAGCCTCGGCTTCCCAAGTGTCTTCGAATTGAAAAATCTCTTGGAAAGTTTTACCCTTGCCACATTGATGGGAAGTGGGGAAGAAAAAGCCTTCTTTCTTACTCTTATATCCTAAGGTATTTAGATCATAATTATCATATGCATCTGCAAAACCAATTACATACTTATCGTCTTCTACTGAGTCAATCCATTTGAAATATCGGTCAGATAGCAAGACTTGATCAATCCCCGTAGTAAAGCACACATCATCAGGAAACAAGGAGGTGCCATAGTAAAGTGCCCAAGTAACTGACCAATCTAAACTAGGATCAGTAACCACCTCTGGTACGGGGTCTAGCCTGACGATCTCTCCAAACTCGGTAGAGAAGTTGTTACTCTCCAACTCTTCCTCAGTTCCTACAAAAATTAAAGTAGGGATAACTCCCCACTTTTTTTTCCAAACAGGGGAAAATACATTCCAAAAACCCGTGTAAATCGGGTTATTATTCAAACACATTAATACTCTATCTGCTTTCATAGTAATCTCCTGCCGTATTATAGGATAGACTCGGTGGTTTTGTTAGACCATCTGTAAATATGTAAAAACTCATCCTCTAGATAGACATCCTTCTCAACCTTCGGGAACAGCCTTCTAAGCCAATCAATGTCCTCCGTGGACTGTCCCCTATCACCGTGTGAGAACGAGGATCTGAACGGCTCTGAGGTCGCTAGAGAGGTTCTCCAGCAGCACCAGTGGTATGGGGGCCGTAGCGTGTCTTTATAGCGGGTGGGGTCTTTGGGGTCTGGTAGTACATCTTCATGCGGGTTACCCATTTTTGCAAAGACATTAGCTTCTACCCCATTTAGGAAACACCTTTGATTAAAAGAGATTACGTCTACCTCTGGATTATCTTGAATGGTTTGGGTCAGCTTATCAACGTAGTTCTCTGCAACGTCATCATCATCATCAAGCCAAGTCATATGCGTTCCTCTAGCGATACGCATCAACTCGTTTCTTTTCTCCCAGATGTGAAGAGACTTGTTGTCCATGAGAGATAGAATCTCTACATCATCTCTGTCTCCGATCTGGATCATAAGTTTATCAATTAAAGGTCTCACAATGTCAAACCTACTTGGGATTGATAGAATTAAAATACTTAGTTTGATATAATCTTTATTTTTGGGCATCGTATTCTCTCCTCATGTATTCTTGAAAGTACTCATCTTGATCTAGAATCTTTCCAGTACCAGCATATGCTTGTCCTACAAAATGGTTTTCATCTCTTGAGTACGGGAAGGGCTTACTTTCAAAAAAGGGATCATGAACTACACTATCCTCCTGCACTATAGGGTAAACTACTTGGGCCAAAAACTCTTGGTCAACTTGCCAAGTATCTGATCCCTTATAGTCTACCATTAACTGGCGCATAGCTTTTAGTTTGTCCCCTCTCACTCCCCACATGCCTGCTAGGATGGGTGTCGTGTGTTGATGATTGTCCCGCATAATGTGGAAAGACTTGTCACTAGCAAGCCACTCATCAACAGCAGCTTTTTCCCTAAACCAAAGTCTAGAGTCACAGTCTCTACTTAAGAGAACCTCAACCTCTGGGTCAGAAGCGGCAGCGAATCTCCACATTGTCCCTAGTGCAGACCCACCATCTTCTTCCATCTCTACAATCTCTACGTTACGAAATTCTCGTAACATACGCACTACCTCTGAAGGGCAGCTTTTTCCAATGTAGTACCTGCATACCCAGTCTGGATAAACCATCAGGGCTAGACTAGCATTTTGTAACGCACCGTGAGTATATCGAGTGTTGTCGCCCCATAAACTAAATGAAATTACTTTCATGCGTGAATGGCCCTAAACTCTTCGTTTTGACGAACGTGTTCTTGGAAAGTATCTGCTGTGGTACTTACGCCTTCTGGATTCCAAAAATAGGTTCCCATGGGTTGGGTTACTCTAACAAATTCTCTCCCCTTTTTAGACATACGAAGCCACATCTCATAGTCTCCAGAAATCGTATACTTTGGATCAAACAAACCGTCATCCAATAAAGTCTGCCTCTTGACGAGTGGGAAGGGTCCGCAATAACAGGCGTGAAGTAGTTGTTGATGGTTATGGTTCGGTGGTGTGCTGGAGCCTCTTACGTCAGAGTGGTGGAGGTCAGCAACTAACAGGTACGCTGCATAAAAAATATCTGCTTCAGGAAAGCGATCTGCATATTGGAGATACATCAATAATCCTGCGGGGTAAAGTCTATCATCAGTGTTTACGTTAATAACGTAAGGTGTCGTTGCCCTTAGAATAGCCATATTCCACGCAGTATACACTGGAACCCTCTCACTGCATTCGATAATCTCAACACCAATACCCTTTCTAAAAGAAAAGCTTTTAATGGTTTTCAAGGAGTCATCAGTAGAGTTAGCATCTACGAAAATAATATCAAATTCACCTAAAAACTGATTGTTGATAGATTCTAAGTAGCCTTCAATCCAACGTGCGGAATTATAATTAGAGCAAATAACCGTAACTCGGGAACCCATCATTCTCCTCTCCCGTTTACAGTTTTTATACCTTCCTTGCCAGCCATATGGGGACGAACATGGTATAGTGCCTCCCCAAACCAAGCGACCTTGCTCCCTCTTTGAGCGCAAGCTTGAACATGTATTAGGTCTGTTAGGTGTGCCACATCATCAGGAACACAGTTTGTGTATGGTAAAGTTTCAAAGATCTTCGTCTTATAGGTTGGCATAGCCACATTGCCCTCACTCAATCCTCGCTCGGGGAAGATGGCTAAATCAGTCCCTCGATAAGTCTCTTCACCAGTCTGAGTGTTGTGAAGTGCTACCTCCCTGTTAAACCTTACTCCCGCAATCCAAATATCTACTTCTGGGTTCTCGGTCGTTTTACTTTCGATGATCTTACCAGCACCGGGAATAAAAACATCATCGTCATCTAAGAAAGTAATGTAGGGAGTCTCTGCAAGTGCTGCCCCAACATTAGCTGCCATGCCTCCGTAGAAACCCCACTGCCTCCCTAGTTTTACAAATTTCTCTCCGTATGCGTGGCAGTTTACCCCATCACTGATAACGATAGGTTTTAACCCTTCTCTTTTCGCAGACGCAATGGCTGCTTTAAGTGTTGGTCTTCCAATCGTCTTAATAATTACGGTAGTGTTACTCATGGAACTCCCAGTCTGTGTTGAAATTAACACCCTTTTCCCTGTCTCTACTACTGACTAGGCCGATAGCTTCTTGGTAAAGCTCAAGACGGTGCTTGACAACTTTGGTTAGATCGAAATACTCTTCTGTGATCTTCTTTAGGTTGCGGCCCATCTCAGCAACGTGCTCTGGATTCTTTACGCACTTAACCAACACCTTTGCCCATTCAGAAGGTGGTGCATTTGCTGGTAGTAGGTATCCTGTTTTACCATTTACAATAGTCTCATCATAACAACCCACATCCGATGCGATAAGAGGTATTCCGTAACGACCACACTCAGCAACTTTAATCTCAGACTTAGAATCATTAAAAGCATTCATTTGAAGAGGTGCGATTGATAAATCTACATTTGAGTATAGCCCACCATACGAGTCAGGAGGCAGAGCATTAAAAATCTGCCAGTTCGGCTGGCCTTTGAATCCTTTTAGCAGCATTCTCTTGTAGTTCTCCCACACCTCATGCTGCCATTCCTTCTTCTTCCCCTTCTGCATGATAGGAGCACCGTAGAAGCCCCATGAGCAGTTTTCTCGGCCTGCACGCTGGTTAACCATGTTGGGCACACCAGCGAACTCCTTTACGTCCTCTTCGTGGTGAATGCCTCCTGCCCAACCAATTCTAAGAAACTTCTTTTTAGGTCTAGGGATCTTAGGGACGTTCCAGCATGGAAGGCTGTAGTCGATGGCGTTCTTCACGATTGCCAAAACACCTCCACAGAAAGGCTTGATACGCTCTGCGAATTTACGCTGAGTTACCGTAACGAGGTCGGAATTAGCGTAGATAAATTTTGTAATGTTCTCTAGATCTCTTTCCTTGTAAACATCATACAGTCTGTGCCCCTCATACAAATCAGTGAGGAGATCATCCGTGTCGAAATGAACAAACTTGCCAAACTCCTTTGCCTTGCCTACAATACGAGCCGTGTAGGGTCCACCCCAGTTAGAAATATTGTTGGTCCAGATGACATCTGCCCACTTCATATTTTCGTATTGGAAGTCTTCTTTCCACTTGCCTACATTCTCTCCCTCCTCTTCAATACCGAGAGGGTTAAGATCATACCTAAACTCCACTTGATCTCCATACATTTCGTGGAGCTTTTTCATTGGAGCGATGACTCGATAATAGGAGCAACCCCCTTCGTTAGCAGGGGCGCATAGAATTTTTAGTTTTGCCATAGTGTATAAAAAAAGAGGATGAGAGAGTTAACCCCTCATCCTCCTATTATAGTCGATTTCTAGAAAAACTAGACTTCGTATTCCTCTTCTTCTTCCTCAGCGTGGAGGGCAGCAGTGCCTTCCGAGGAGTGAGATGCACCTAGAGCAGAAGCAATAGCTTTGAAGGTGCCACCTAGGTCCATATTCTTATCCGTAGGAACAAGAGCCTTCGCAGCCTTAACGTAGTGCTTGCGCTTACGCTGACTAAAGAGGGTTAGTACACCTTCCCAAGCCGCAAGGCCCGGAACGAAAGTTGTACCCACAGCCAACAGGGTATTAAAAATACCATCCCAGCCTCCTTCATCAAGATCACCACCAGCAGGAACATAAGTAGCTCCTTCAAGAAGTTGATCCTTTGAGGTCATAACGAGACTAGTTCCCTCTGGAATCTGGTCCTTAATAGCTACAGGTAGTTGCTCCCAAGGGATGACCGCAGCCTCCCCTCCTTCAACAACTTGATCCGCAGTAGTGAAAACCGTGCCTTCTCCGAAAACCCCTTCAAGGGCAGCGCAGGACATAAGCCCTGCACCCATGAAGACGGTTAGCATAAGTGTTAGAAAAATATTCTTCATAATTAGTTACTCTGCATTCTTTGGAGGTAATCCTCATCCTTTACATCCTTCACAGGAGTCGGGTTTTGGCTACTTCCTTCATGAGAGGGTAGAAGTGCCATAGCGGCAGTCTTCACATCCTCGTAGTCCTCCAACTTAACTAGAGCATGAATGTCGTGGAGGGAATCCATCCAAGCTGCTACTTCGGCCTTACTGCCTGCTTCCGAAGACTTCGGTCGCGGTGCAGATTGGTCGTACTTAGGCCACTGGCCTTCCATCGTCTTAACGATCTTAAAATCGTTACCAGTCAGGAGATCAGTGATGTCACCGAAGTCTTCATCCAGCATGGCGGCAATAACCTTCTTGAAAAGGATGACACCGATGGAGAGAATCTTCACATCGCCAGTCTCACGGTCTACCGTGTTCATGTAATAACGAGCACGGGGCTTGATCTGTCGAGCAAGATCCTCGTCCTTATTCGGCTCCTTCCAGAGTCCGTAATAAGCATCACAAAGAGGACAAGGCTCTCCATGAATCTTTCGGCAGTGGACGTTTTTCACCCCACCTTGGCCGTCAGGGACACGGTGAATCTTAGTCTCCGCGTAAAATAAGGTATCCTCATCCTTGCCGGGAAGAATTCGGATTGCATTGGTGCCCTCTTGCAGTTGCATGAATGAGGACAGGAAATCGGAGTTGCCTCCAGCTTTTTTTTCGCCGCTGAGTTCAGCGTGCTTTGCCCGTAGGGCATCAAGATCAATAGCCATTGTAGAACCTCCTATGGTCAGTTAAGTTGGCAGTGTAGTATTATAGACAGACGTTTGTAAATTTTTTAGATTATCGGTAA